GGTACGCTGGCGAGCAAAACTTTCAGCAACTTCGTGTGCTTGGTTTTTTGCAATCAAAGTAGCAGAGTCTTCTGCAATGCCTGAGTTAAGTAATGACTGTTTTATATTAGATTCGTATACTCGAAGGTCATTGCGATACATAAGATAGTTGCCATATGTTATTGGTTCACGGTCTAGAATGGCAATTTGTTTGCCAATCCAACCGTAACCATTTTTCATAACTCGGTTAAAGAATCCACCAGCATCACCTGACTCAAGCGGAATTAATTCACGCCCAAGGACAGATTTAGGTTGTTGAAAATTATCGGTGTACTTGGCAAGTTGGCGAAAATCTAAATTAACAATTCCACCAGATGTTTTGATTTCTTTAATTAATTTGGTATTTAAACGTCCTGAATAATCACGAAGGGTGCTAGTAGAATCAGCATAGATGCGCTTAGCAAACCCATAGGCACCCTCGGCTTGATAATGAGCACTACGCTTGGCTAACTCATTACCTTTGCCATCTAAATATTTTACAAGAACTTCAATAACATCTTCTTCTTTTTTGTATATATTAGAAAATACGATTTGACCAAAGATATTTTTTTTACCAATTGTATTCTGTAAATCTATAAACCAGTTAACTAAGAAACCAGGGCGGTTGTAATCAATTTGAGAATATATAGTTGCAAATTTTTGGTCCTTTAGAGCCTCTGTAAGACTTGTGTTAAATGTTACAGATGGACCATATTGACTTAAATAATTTGCAGTATCTTCTGCAACGTCAGCCTTGAACTCAGCCTTATATACAGCGCCAGAGATTTCATTCATAGTGTTTTGTCCGCCATTGCGAATCCAGTCTTCGGCATAACCTGCTGCACGCTTGCCACTGGCAGTGTTAATAAATCCTGGATTAAATTTATCTTTTAGCAAAGATGTGCTTACTGCTTTTGCAAACTCTTCAGGGTTATCAGCCATAGCAATAATTTCTGCCCTGCTGTAGTTTTTTCTTGTAATTTTATAAATAGTCTTAGAAAGAATACCTAGCGGGCTTACTTCTTTTTCTATGTTTCTAACAGCACTCTTTTTTAATGAAGGAGCAGAGGCTTTGCGAATTTCTTGAGCCATAGCAAAACCTTTAAAGTAGTTTGCCATACCCTCTATACCATTGATAAGTCCATATGTTCCGACTTCTTCAACAGTAGTACGAACACCTAGTCGTGGGTATAAGTTCAAAAATGACCACACGTCAGTTACGTTTTGGTTGATTACAGATTCACCAACACGACCAGTTATGCTAGAAAATATATTTCCACGAAGTTCAAACTTGCGTAGGTCCATAAGATTTGGCATATAACGTGCTTGTGTTAATTGATATGCGCGAACAGCGTACTGTGAACCACTAGAACTTTCTGCAGCATTATAGTATTCTACATCAATTGGGTCAAGATTATCAATTAATCCTTTAATTTGTTTTTTGGCTTTAATTGTTTTACCAATTGTCCCACCAAGAATTTTAAGTGATTTATCAATGTCTGATACAACATCTGCAATTGTTGCTATTTCTTCTTGAGATGCAGCAACCTTAGAACGCTCAATCATTTGTTTTTTAATTGCCTTAAGACCATCAACTTGTTGTATTACATCACGTAGTTCTGCTCCAGTAGAGGCTGCTAAACGATTAGCCTTACCTTCGGCAGTAGCCTTATCGGTTGCATCTTGTACAAGTTTACGTACGCCAGTTGGTGCTGGGATAGAACCAGCAGATGTTGTACCTAAGATACGTGAAAATTCACCTAAGTCAAGTGCGCTTTGATTAACTGAATAAAGTTCTGTAGTTTTAGCATCAATTTCGTCAATAAATTTGCGACCAGCAACAGAATGGTCAAATCCCATACCATATGCAAGAGTCTTTAACATACCTTTATACATAAGAAGGCGTTCACCCTCAGATGCGCCAATCCAGGCTGCACGAAGAGTTGATGCGGACCCTTTATCTAGTACCGTTCGCATCAATCGGTAAACTTGTTCAGAACTTGATGCGTTACTGATTGAAATAATACGCTCGGTCTTGGGTGCAATAGAAAGTTGGCGAAATGCTCTGTCAATTTTGGCAGCGTTTGAGGTATCTTTGGAAACAAACTTGCGACCAACGGAGCGACCTGCAAGTAAACTTGCATCAGGAGCCGCGTTAAAACCAATTTTTTCTGCCCAGCCAACTGGATTTTCGTCACCCATACGGGCAATGTCATTGATTGAGTTAGGAAGAGTAACTGCGCTGTATTTGTCAGTTAATAAAACTTTAGTTGCTGCATTACGAATGGTGTCTTGAAATCCGCGAGCAACTGTATAACGAGGAATCAATGGATTGCGGCGGCGAGCGCCAATACCTTTGCTAATATCTGCAATAATATCGCTGCCTTTAAAAAATTCTAATGCAGTTTCAGCATCTTTAATATTGGGTGCCATATACATAGCAACGTCAGTGCTAATTTCTGGGAATCTATTAGAGATTTTAGTCAGAACTGCGCCCTTTGTTGCAAGGTCACCAGCCTGATATGTTTGAAATTCTTGTCCAAGTTTATCCCAATAACGGCGAACGCTTGCATTTTGGAATGCTTTGTCAAGTTTTAATGGATTCTCGCCCATTTTTATTAAACCAAAACGTGCAATATCAGTTGCAACCTTGGCTTTGGCAAAGAGAATAAGTGGGTCAAGACCAAAAGTAGCAGTAAGGTCAACGCTACCAGAAATTGAATTAAAAAATGCTGAGGCTACACCATCGCCCATAATTGCTTTTTCTGCATCAAATGGGAATGCTGATACTAAAGCACGAGCAACATCACGTCCTGGACTTATTTTAGCCTTTTCAAAACGTGCTGCAGCGTCTGCAACAACTTTACGAGCGTCAGCATCTTCTGGTTTTCCGCTTGTGTAACGTTGAATTAAATTTAATACATCTGGATTAGATAAAATTTGTTCATAGTTATCAATAAAACTTTTTTTTCCAGCAAGCATTTTTCCAACATATGCAACTTCTGGTTTTAATTCAGAATTTAACTTTTGAATTTCTTCTGGAACAAATACATTTTCTTTGTCAGATGCTTGTTCCCAATATTTTTTCCAAGTTGTAGAATTATCTGCAACTGTAGCATCTGTGCCACCTGGCATTAATTCATTAAAACCTTGACCTAAAAGACGACCATAGTTTTGCCAGTCTTCAATAAAATTATTATTGGTTCCTTGTTCGTAAAGACGTTGAGCCTGATACGGTTGTTTAATAAGTTTTTCTGCAGGACGTACAATAGCCTTAAGAATCTTTCCTGCTCCAGTTGTTATGCCAGTTTCTTGTGCTGTTGCAGTAACAGGAGAAGAACCAAATTTTAATAATGCAGCAGCAACGTTAGAAGTGTTTCCTTGAACTGGAAGTCCAGCAATTTGCATACCAAGTTCTTTGAATGATTGAGCGGCGTAATGTGCTGAACTCTGTACACCCTTTAAAATATTTCCAAAAAAACCTTTATCTTGCTCTGTGTATTTTGGACTAAAATATATTTTAAGTGCATTTTGATATTCTGGAGTTAAAGCATTAAAACTTTTATATGCATCATTTTGTTGTAGAGAAGATAGGTATTGATGTGTTTCTTTTAATTGTGCAAACGCGGCAATTTGAGCCTGTTCAGTTGAAGTAATTCCTGATTGTGCTACGGCTGTAGCAACACCAGGTGAAAGCCCAGCGGCAATTGTAATTAAAGGTTTTTGCCCCATTAAAGTCCTCTAGATAATACATAATTATATAATTCTTCAACATCGCCAGTTGGGTCAATAGAAATCATTGATGACAAAATTTCTGAAAGTGAACGTTCTTTTGGAAGGCTAAGTATTTCACTTCCTGGTCCAGCACCAAAATCCATACCAGCAGTTAATGGTTCGTTAGGGCGCTCGGTTGGGGTGGAAAATGGAGTTATAGAAGGAAGTTCTAAGGCTTGTGGGGCTGGTGAACCAGCCATTGGTGCAGACATTTGTTGTTGCATTGTTGCTTGTCCTTGACCATATGGAAGTCCTGGAATATACTTGGCTGCTTGCGTACCCTTACCTGATTGTCCATTGCCACCAGTAGCAGAAATATTTGCAGGATTATTTTGAGAAGCCGTTGGGCGCATTCCACCACTATTTTGATTACCAGCCATTAGTCCTCATCCTCATCATCTAAATAGTTTGCTATGTCTGCATCTTTAGGCATCTTATAAGATACCCAATCTGGATAGGACATCTTATCCATCATAATTGCTAGCGCAATGCTTTCGGTAAACCCTGATTTTTTTAATGCTTTATAATATTCATTAAGCCATATGCAATAGGTTTCTAATGCAGAAAAAGAATCTTCTTTAACCGTTACTACTTTTTTTGGTTTCTTTGGCGTTGGCATAAATCATCTTCGCATTACTGTGCGGACGCTGGCATTCCCTTTTCCACCAGCAGTTATACTGGAAAGTAAACTTTGAATATTTGGTGTTTGTTGTTGCATTTCCATCGGTGCCCCACCTTGGTCAGGAGGAATAGAACCTCCTGCTGGTGCGCCAGCGGGAGCAGGGGACATTTGCTCAACCTGAGAAGGGGCAGACCCAGCAGGAGGAACTTGTTGTTGAGGCGCAAACGTAGCCTCTATAGCATCTTCAAGTGCTTGTCCCTTTTGGCGAGCCTTGATTACTGCTGCAATCTTGCGAACAACTTCAGAAGCATCTTGTCCTTGTGTTGCCATCTGAGGAATTGCTTGCGTGTAAGCGGTAAGCGAGCCTAGTAATGCAGCACGCATATCTTCAATTTCAATTTTTTCAAGTTCTTGAGTTACGTTAACTGTAAATGGAAGTTCACGCATAGCCATATCACGGCTGATGAGTTTGCCACCAAGGGCTTGTAGCATAAAGATAAGACCTTGTGCAGGATTAAGACCAGCCAACATTCCATAACGAACATCAGCAGAGTAATCATTTTTAATATCTTTAGTTGGCTTGTAAACAATTTCATAAGGAGAGCCAGAGTCAACACCACGAATGGTTTTTTCTTCTGGGTAAATCTTTTCATCAACTTCAAAACAAATGCCAATAACATCACGAAGTGCTGCAGCAAAGATTGCTTGAGCAGATTTAACTTGTGTATCAAAGGCTCCCATAAGAGCCTGCACACCTTGTCCAGTAACAACAGATGCACTAATGTTTCCAGTACGAGATTCAGGGTAACGAGTACCAACTCGTAATTCTTCATTAAGAAGTGTTTGTTCTGTAAATGCGCCTTGAGGTAAAGTAAGTTCTACACGACGTACTCCAGCAGGGTTGGCTGTGCGGATAACCGCATCGCCACCAAGTTGTAGTTCTTGTACATCTTGAGGTAATACAATTGGAGCCTGTACAGATTTTTCTGCTGCTTCCATTGCAAGTAACGCAAAGCGGTTTCGCAACAATTGTATACCAAGTACGTCATCAAATTGTCCACGCAGTTCACCATCAACAGATGGCTTACGTGCAACAACTACCATCATCTTGCCAAGCGGATTTGCTGCTTGAGATAAGATTAAATTTTCTTTGGTAGGCAAGTAAATAACTGATTGTTCTTTATCGTAGTAACGAATCATCTCAATCTGATGATTTAAATCTTGCTTATATCCTTCTTTACCAAGTAGTTCTCTTTCATACTCAGGGAACTGAGAGGTTAGTTCACCAAGTGTAAGCATATATCGTTTAGCAAATGCAACACAACGTCCATAGCGGTCAAACTCAGGATAAGCACCTATTGGGTTTTCTATGCGTATGCGTGGCAGTTTTGCTTCTTCATCAAGTTCAATAATGAATGGAACAAAACCATATGTTATATACCAGTCTGCTCCTGAGTACATATGTACCGAAAGGTCAGAGTGTTGAAAGTAGTTAGAAGCAATACGAGTACGCTTGTCAGCAAAGGTACGGGCACGGTCAGAAACTTGATTGGCAGCAGAACAGTTAACAGCAGGAAGCGGAGCCATAACTTCAGATAAATCACGAGCAACAATGTCAATAAAGTTTGCTACTACGTTAGCATCAACGCCCTCTGGGAAGAAGTTAGGATAGACCTGAGAAATCTTACCTTTACGGACAGCAAGAACATCTAGGTTGCGAGCATCACGCTCGTGATTACGATAGCGAAGAGAGGCTACTCGCGCTGCTATCTGTTCAATATTCAGTGCCATTTAATTCCTAACGTAAATTTATTAGTTTCCCATTGGACGGTAGGTTTTATCTACTGTATTTGATTTTGTAGTTACTCCGCCAGTAGCACGCCAAGCGGCTGGGACTGGAACACCTGCATCAATAAAAGACTTTTTAAATCTTGCAATAGCGGCAGTAGGATTCTGTTTATACTTTGCACCAACGGCTGCAATTAAAGAAGGTCCTTGACCTACATCTTTTCTTGTTTCGGTAGTTTCTGAAATGGTTTGTACCGCATCATTAAATTTTTCTTTATTGCTACCCCTTGCATCTGGATTAACCCAAGATACATCTGGACGTTTTTTTATTGGCATATTATTTTCCTTATCCGTAAGTTTCAGACCATTGAGAAGCAAAGGCTTCATCAAGATTTAGTGACGAGCGTTGTGACATTTGAGCCTGTGTAGCCCAACGGTTTGTTTGCCATTTGGCTCCGCGAGATGATTGTTGCATTAATTCTCGCACTCTGATAATAGCAAACCATAAAGCCATCACACAGTCTGTAGGATTCTTAGTGTCAGGCTTCCAAGTTATAAGTTGTTGAACTAAAGTCTTAAGACCTTCAGAACCTTCATTGCTTGGTAGTTGTATTATATTGTTATCTTGGAATCTTCCATCTCTGACAGTGCCAAAAAGACTTGCCATAGATGCCACGCCAAAACCAACATCCCACTTATTCTTACCAGTGAAATGAGAGTTGAGCGTAGTTCCATATGAGGCTAACCAGTTTCTTAATTCATCATCTAAGGCGTAAGCCTTCTGATGAGCATTGATTTCAATTCTTAACTCTTGCGGTTTATACTTAATGACCCATTCTTCCATCAGGTCACGAATTCTTTGTGGAGTAGTGTCAGTCATATTGACACAATCCAAAACATATATCTTGCTATCGGTTCTGTTGTAAGAAACTACAACTGCTCCTGTGGCTCCTGCCATTGCGGGGTCAAGCCCAATAACTGTGTATGTAGACTCAGTATGCTTTGGATGACCAGGGGTTCCTGCTTTGAGCGGTCCACGCTTTCGCATTCCATTAACGCTACCTGCAACAACTGTTGGCGAAAAGATGGAGTCTTCGGTAACATCTTCTTGTTGGTAGACCATTGCCCAAACAGAGGGAGCGACTTCAGACCTTCTAGTAAAGAGCGAGGGTCCGTCCCACTTTGGGTAGAGTCCTTGCTCGTCTGGCTCATCTCGTTCACTTTCGGCTCTGTCAGTCTTAGCCCATAAGGTTTTCCAGTTGTTAGGCTTCTCGTCAAATTCTAATACGGCTGGCTGACTGAAGTAAGTGAATGGGGATTTGCCACCCGTCCACTGCCCACCATCTCGTATCATTTTGTATAAATCTATGGGAGCGACACGGGTTCCTACTATAAGCAGTTTTCCGTGCCGTCCCAGACGTGTGATAACTTCCTTCTGAAGCCATTCAATTTGCTTCTCCCACTCGTGGGCATTTGAGTTCATCACAACATCGTCTAGGATAATCAGGTCGGCGCGTGCGCCATAAATCTGTGACCCGAATCCTAATGCTTGTACCGTAGGGTCTTTCTCGCCACTATCGCGCCCAGCACCTAGGTAAATCATATCTGCTGACCAAGTAGGTGAATCGGCTTTGTAGCCACCATTTGGTCCAAAAGTCATTTGGAGTTTAATCCAGTTAGGATGACTCATTCTTGTCTTGATTGCTGATAAGAATTTACGAGCCATACCTTGGGTTTTAGAAACTATAATAATTCGCACATTGGGATTTGTGGCTATGCGGTAAGTCACATAGTTGATTGTGATAACCGTAGACTTAGCGTGTTCAGGAGGTACGTTGATAAGTACCCGATTGAGAGCACCCTGTTCAAAAGTCATAGAGGGATGAAGCCAGCGAGGCTGACGTTCTTCAATTAGGTCAACCCAGTCCTTGTGATGGTCAAAGAGTTTGGTATCTAGGAATTGCTCAGAGAAATCCTCAAATGAGATATCCTTGATATTGCTTAGGTCTGCCCTTACACCTTGTCCAACAAGTCGGGCTTTGTCAGCCTTATCTTTGAAGTCAGGGTCTATATGTGACCATTGCCTAAAGTTGGTGTCAGACCTGCCTACGGCAGCCATAGCCGCTGTAATAGTTGCACCTTGTTCAAGTAATACTAAAACTTCCCCTTGGGCTTGCGCCTTAGAAACGTTTTGTTTTCCAGCC